ACATTATGCGAAGCCATAGATACGAACCCCTGAGCCGAGAGGCTCACATCGCTCATAGCGTCCTGGGCATCCTGCTGCTGTCCGGCACGATGGTTACTCGTGTCGAGAACGCATCCCCCGGCGTCGGCGATGTCGCTGCGCGCCCTCGCTCAATCGCCGTCGCCGGGTCAACTGACGGACTGGTGATCAAGCCTCGCGTGCTGTTGCCGCTGGCATAGGTCGGTGGCATCCGCGTGTCGTCGAAATAGCCGTTGTTCACAACGTCCATGCAGAACTCGAACGTCGTGTGCATCCGCGTGACCTGTTGCGTGTAGCACTGGCAGACCATCACCCGGCCATTGTACGTGCCCAGAGGAATTCGCCGCTCAGGAGCCTTGCCGATCAAGTTCGGGTCCGAGCTGGCTGCACACACCGGCCGAGGGAAATCCCTGGGCTTGTTCAGATCGTCATAGCGCGGCGCCGAGGCCACCAGATCGGGCACCCTGGGCGACATGTCACCCAGGAACTCATCGGTCGATTTTGGCCCGCTGGAGGCCCTGGGGGCTGCCTGAACAGAATTTCCTACCCCAGGCAGAACACCTGCTGACGCCTCAGCCGCTTGGCTTCTCGCCAGAGCCGCTTCCCTTTCCTCGTTCCCTTGCTGCATCGCGGTCATGATCAGCCCGACGATCACGCCGATCGGAATCAGCATCAGAGCGATGATCAGCGGGATTTTCTTCATGTAGCTGGGCGTGATCGGCTTGTGCGTGTGCACCGTCGACGACTTGTAGACGCCGAAATACGCCTTATCCAGCGTGACTTTCTCTTCCTGGGCCTGCTTGAAGTTGCTGCGCCGCTCCGGGTTGTCGATGCAGAACTCGTACTCATGCCGGAAGATGCCTTTCTCCCGGCCATAGGGGCGTATGAAGTTGATGTGCTTGCCGACCAGCTTGCGCACGGGCGTGCACAGCAGGCTGGGGTGCTGAGTGATCAGGTGAATGTCCAGGCCCTGGTGCCGGTGCGTTTCGAAGCGCGTGACCTTCTCCGGGCGCGCCCTGGTGCCATCGTTGCCGAACACCCGTTGCGCTTCGTCGATCACGATCACCGAACCGTCAGGCAAGTTGAACCATTCTTCGGGCGTCTCGAACTCGACCCACTTGGACTTGAGCCGATCCAGCTTCATGTCCGGGATGCCGTAGTAATAGACCGTCCTCGGCGGCAGGTCCGGATTGTCCGGGTCCTTGTGCAACCGCTTGGTCGGATCATCGGGATCCGGCTGGTGCTCAAGGTCGATTTCCCGAATCGCGTTCAAGGTCTTGCCAGCCCCTGGCAGGCCGGTGCGCAGATAGAGCATATCAGTCCCCTCCTCGCTTACTTCGGCCCGGTCCAGCGCATGCCGGACTTGCCGCCAGACTTGTCCATACCCCACAGCACTGCGCGGGCGATGTACGCGGAGAACAGGATGTTGATGCACACGTCCACTTGCAGAAGCCCCAGGACTTGAAGCCACTGCGCAGGCACGCCACCCAGGTTGCTGAATACGTAGTCCTTGGCCTGATCCATCACCGCCTTGACGCCGACGAAGGCCACAGCGGTGAACCCCAAGCCGCGCAGCAGCTTCCAGCCCAACGGGATCAGCGACCAGCCGATGGCCCGCAGTAGTACCCCGATCAGTAACGGCATCAGTTCAACCCTCGCGCAATGATTTCAGCCGCGGCGCGCATGGCGAACGCGACCAGGAGATACCCGAACCACTGGAAGAACGCGCACAGATCAGACGACACGCTACTGAGCGACACCGTCTGCGTGCTGCCGAACCAGGGGAACGAGAAGTCAGGAATGACCGGGCAGGCCTTGGAGAAACGCCCGCTGGTGTCGAGCAGCTTCGACAGGTCATGGGTGCTCTCGCCGGTGGCCTTGATGGGTTCGTACTCAGGCCCGGAAAACTCGCCGGCCAGCGTGTTTTTCAGGTCCTGAATCTTCTTGTCATCGACCGTGCGGAACTCTTCATCCGCGCAGCGGGCGGCCTTTTCCTGGCGAACAATGGCGCACTGGATCGCGTCGCCGTTGCACTGGATCGCCACCTTGCAGTCGCCGTCGCCGGAGATCGAGGAACCGCCCTGACACTTGTTCGGGTCCTTGACCGGGTCGCACTGCCCGGTTCCGCCGCCACCAGTGCCTTGGCATTTGTTCGGGTCCTTAGCTGGATCACACTGCCCGCTTCCACCACCGCCATTGCCTTGGCACTTGTTCGGGTCCTTGGCTGGATCGCACTGCCCGTCTCCCCCGCCGGTACCACCGTCACCGCCGCCCGTTCCACCATCACCGCCACCGCCCGTACCGCCATCGCCGCCACCAGTTCCTCCGCCATCACCACCAGGGTCTTTCGGGTCGGTCGGGTCCGTGGGATCGGTCGGCGTCTTCACGCACGTGGTGCCGGACCAGCTGTAGCCCTTCGGACAGCCCGGGTCATTCGGGTCCGAAGGCGGGTCGGTCACTGGCGGCTGATTCGGTTCGCTGAGCGAAGGGCCGGTGCCGCCCAGGTTGCCGGAGTCTGCCGAACAGTTCTTGCCGTTGCTCTTGAGCGTGTAGTTGCAGAACCCATCAGTTGTAGAGCCTGGAGTGCGATAACAGGATGTTGGCCGAGAACTATCCGCCTCATAGGCGCAGCCACTCAAACAGCCGGACGGCGGAGAACTAGGGACTGTGTTCTTCCCATTAATCACGATAATCGGATAGTTCGAACTACGAAATAAGTTAGGCGTACCAACTTCGCACTCCTTAGGCGGCGACTTACACTCACCTACAGCCGCCTCATACTCCGTACCTGTCGGACAAGTATCTCCATATCTACCTATAGAAGCACCGACCTCACCAACAAACTCGCCTTGATCAAGGCGTTTCAAAGAACAGCTAAATTCCACATCAGAGTTACGCCTCAAATAATTAAACGAAAAACTGTACCCGCTACCCTGAGACTGAAAATAAGCCAGCACCGCCGAGCACCCTTCACCAGGCGAACCAAAAGGCTTGTCACGCAAACTGTCGATGCCATTTACCTGCCACCAAAAGACCTCAGCATTAGCGCCCTGAGCAAAGAATAGCGAGGGCAATAAGCACGCCATAAAAAGCGACATCCTCAGGGCTGATATACATGTCTTAATCCTCATTTATCCTTTCTCCGGGCAATAAAAAAGCCGGGGCGGAGTGACCGCCACCGGCTTGACTGAGGGTCGATTAGGTCCCTGCGCGCATGGCTTTCTTAGCCGCGCCGATCAGGGCCACCAAGCCGAACATGGCGCCGGTCACAGCCGCCGCAGCAACCAGACCGCCCGCGATATAGGCCAGGGCCTTGGTGGTGTCGATATCGCCCTCAGCGGCCATCGAGAGGCCGGACGTCATCAGCAACGAGCCACCGATAACGGCTTCACGCTTGCCCAGGGAGAACAGTTGTTTCAGTTGTTTCATCGGACTTACTCCTAGTGTGGAATTGATGTGCGCATCTTCTTAAACACCCAGACCGCGACAAACAACGTCAACAGCCCGCCGGTGATTTGAGCTTTCTGCGCAATTGTCATTGCAGGAGTCAGAAACTCCCGCATTTCCTGGACCGTAAAAGTCTTCATTTGACCCTGGCAGATAGTTGAACCATCTTCCCTGGCCAGCCAAACACCGTCACAGCCCAAAAAATTCATTTAAATTAACTCGCCGCCTGAGCAGTAGCTTTCGAGAGCGGTTTCACGCCACAAATACGGTTGCGCTGCATGTTCCGAGGGTCCGGCTCGAACTCGAAGTTCACCGACGACAGCGGTTCAACGCGCTGGAATTGGCTCACCGCTTCCGGCGCGATCGGCAGGTTCTGAGGCTCCAGGCCGAGAGCAAACTTGCGATCGGGGCGGGTCGATTGCGTGGCATCGACGGCGAAATGCACGACCGTGATGTCGTATGCGTTACCGGTCTTTTTCGAGGTTCCGGCGTCGCGGGTCAGGCCGAGATAGACGAAGGGCATTAAGGTTTCCTCTTGCGGATATACGGGCGATTTATGCGCCCCTGGTAGTGCTGAGGGATTGCGCCCAGCAGCGGGTTTCTACGGGCCGTGACGAACGCACGGCGAACGGTTTGCGACTCGGCACGGGTCGCCGACTCGGTAGCCAGCACGTGGCGCATAAGCCGGCTCAGCAGGTCCGGCGAGTCGATGCCGGCATCGAGCAGTTCCAGCTCCAGGGCCGAGCGCAGAGCCATGTACGACTGGCGGTTGATCTCGATAGCCATCACTGCCACCCGAACACATCGCCGACCCACGGCGTGCCCTTTTCGTTGGAGATCGTCGACCAGACCTTTTCGGGCTTGCCGCCCTGCTCTTTGTGCTGCTCCAGCGCCTGGAGCGTGGCCGCAACCTGCTGTTGCAACACGGACTGATTCACCGCCGCCCTCACCTGCTGGCGAAGCTGGATCGACCGGTACTGACTGGCCGACAGGCCGTCGCCCTGGAAGCTCACCGTACGCATGACTGCACCACCGTTTCGAGCGACGAGACGAACGCGTCATTGATCAGATCAGCAGTGAAGGCAAAGCCGACCAGCGCGGAAACATTGCCCAGCAGGAACGGAAGCCACCAGTTGTAGGCAACGAAGCGCAACGTGCGCAGGAAGATACGAGTTTTCATGCTCATGACCGAGCCCATACGCCCAGGGCGTGAATCAGGGCGGCGGCACCGGCGAGCAGCGCGAGGGCTTCGAGAGTCGGCGCGAGCACGTCAGACCTCATCCTGCTGATCACAATGCTCATCCCAACGCCACAGTTCGAGCGCCTGATAACACGCAGGACAGGCAAAAAGGGTGGGCTCACCCTGCTCAAACTCAACACCATCGACCACGCCAAATTCACCGCAGTAACTGCACGGACGCTCAGATTGAATACACATATCAGGCCACCAACCGCAGATGACCGACAGGACGGCGATACCAGTCCGGAATCGGAAGGTCGTAAGTCTTGGTGACCTCGCGAGCCTGGCGCACGATAACGGGCGTGAAGCGGCTGGTATCGCAAGGGTTAGCGATGTCGATACCGATCTGGCGAAGACGTGCGCGATGCTTTTGGAGGGACCGGTTGTTCTTGTCGAAAGGCTGCCCGTTGCTCCAATTGATAGCGACCATCGCGGTCATGTTGGCCGCATAGGTGCTGGTAACAACACCTTCGGCAATCAGTTGCTGGGAAATGGTCGCAAGGTCCATGGCCGTTACCTTCAGTTTCTTGTCCACCGCCAGAAATTCATCGTGTATATCGCGGAGACGGTTTTCGTTGAAAAGGCCCCAGTAGCGAAGACCCTCGCGGCTCAGGAACTCCTGTTTCAGTTCCTGTTCTTGCCGCACAACGCCATGCTGGTTGCAGTACGAAATCAGCTGGTCCACGTAGGCCAGCTCTGGCGATTCATCGCCGAACATGCGCAGAACGCGCGGGCGAAGGTGCTCGCCCATTTCAAAGGCTTTGTCGTACGCCTTTCGATACTGGAGGCGGACACCACCTTTCCTTTTGCCGGCAGCAGTCCAATCGACAGTCCGGCCATTCGGATACAGGTAGCCAACGGAATGGCCAATACGCTGGGTAGACAGGCCGCGCAGGTAGGCGAGCACGTTGCCCTCCCCTACGGAAACATTCGTCGTCAGGTCGATGCGGTCGATAACGCATCCATCAGCAACCCAATCACCAGGGCGAGCGCCGGAGGATCCGTCACGGAGATGGATTTCAGTACACCGGGTGAAAGCGGGAAGGCCGTACTCAGCCAGAAGCTGGTTGTAGACGGCGATGCACTGCTCGATGGTGACGTAGCCAAAAAGGTTGTCCTGACGGTCAATTCGGCTGGGATTCCCCTCAACACGAACCTTGCGACCCTGGACGCTGATCTTGATCGACGTGGAGTAACTACCCTCATGCTTGAACCACGGCTGACGGGTACTCAGAACCTCATGGGTACTGGCATCGACTGTGAGCGTAAACACGTCGCACACGACCGGAAGGTCGTGAGGGTGTTCTTGTGAGACGCTAAGCCAGTCGATGAACATGAAAATCCCTGTCAATATCAACATTTCGGTAGTTGATTGGCAGGATTATGGACAAGGGTCATCACAAGAATCAAGGGGAAAATGCACAGGATTCTGGAACTGTACAGACAGCCAGTGTCTACGCTGACCCAGTCATGAAAACACTCAAAGAGCGACAAATGACCCTTGCAGCAAACCTGAAAAAATTTCGGGCCGCCCGAGGCTTGACACAGCAGCAGGTGTACGAGGCCGCAGGCGTGAGCAAGTCAAGCTATACGGGATACGAAGCGGGCCATGGAATGCCGTCCGCAGACAAAGCCCTGGCCATGGCCAAGGTGTTGGGCGTGACCACAGACGAACTCTTGATGGACGAGAGCGAACTACTGATATCTGACGACATGCGTCCGATATTGCGGAGATTCGAAGCCTTGCCGGCAGAGATCAGGAATCAAGCAAGGATAGCCCTGAAAGGCGTGCTGTTCGGGTACGAGCAAGAAGCACTACGCTAGTCCGACCACCGCACGAGTGTGCGGTAAAGTGGGGGTGTAACAGCACCCCCACCCCTCCAGCGTCATTCCCGTGACGCATCACGCGAATTCAGCACAGTCAAAAGCATGTCTCCGACGGCCAGGGTTGCACCCTG